TTCCGTCATCTGCTGCTAGTAGTGACACAGATATTTTTAATGATTCAGTAATGTCAGAAGAACAAATAAGAAAAGCTCTCCCAGGTTTAATGGGTCGACCAATGATTGATGCTTGTAAAGCTGCTTATGGAAAAATGCTTCATAAACAACTCACAGATGAAGATGTCAATAATATCATGACAAGTCATGCAATGATGATTAAGAAATACAAACCTGTTAATGCTCCTCCAAGATCTGAAATGCCTCAACCATCAGATGCTGCCAAGGCTGTTGGAAAAGATAAAGCAGGAGTTCAAGGAATCCCTACTGATTTTGTTCAGAAACTTAAATCGGGGCAGCTTAATTTCAAAGCTCCATTGATAGCTAATCAGCCAGTTAAAAATCAAAACAGCATGCAAAATAGCACACAGACAGCGTAATATAAAACTGTGCGAGGGAGTTTCGATTCCCTTTGCGCGCGCGGTGGAAGCAGCAGTCACAGACTAGACTCTCTAGAGTTACAACATTCCTTGAGCCTTAGATACTAATTGTATGAAAAACTCGAAAAAAGTTTCACATCTCGTGTTAAAGTTTTGTTAAATATTGTATTGCTAAAATTTAAATGATTATATTTGTTTTTGAAACTTTTATATATTTCAAACATATAATATATATGAACCCTTAAAATCATGAAAGACTTAAATAATAACAGGAATAAACAATATTCTATAACAGGAAAATCATGTATGATTGGAATAATAGGATTTTTGATTATCCTTACTGTAATTTTAATTTTGCACGCATAGAAAAAATAATTTATGAAACAATATAATACACCAATTGAAGAAATTGAAGCACATGATTTTATTAGATATGCAACAGCATCAGATGACGAATCAGAAATTCTTTCTGCTAAAATTCAACAACTTTTAACTGAAAACGTAGAAACTCTTCCATTTGACTTTATTTTACATCACTTGTCTCGATTGGGATTTGCAATCGCAGTTATCAATGATGATAATGGGCATTGGGCTGTAGTAGCTGATGGCTATCAAAGTATTAGTGATGGAGATGATCCTGTAGATGTAGATACACATTTTTGGATATCCGCCCGGCATTGGAAATCTACTTTAAGAGAAGCTCTAAAATTCTTTCTTGAAGATGATGATGATGAAGATTCAAGACCTTCAGATGAAGAAGTAGATGAAGCAATGGAAGGATTCATTGAAAATAACGTAGAATGATAACGGTCGTTACCACTTACAATATTGAAATTTTTAAGCTTTTCTATGAACATAAATATCATAACATGTTCAAGGAAAGGCTCTTTTTATATGTCGACCAATATGATTCTTCTGAATTTCGTAAAATAGTTGACCCAGAACATACCACTGTTTGGGATAAAAATGACTTCATTAAATATTACGGCGATAAATATCTTACTAGCCTTACTACTTTTAGTAAAGTTTATTTTTTAAACATGCTACTTGCAGAAAACTTAATAGACGATTCATTTTATTTTACTGATGATGATATATTGTTATTCAATGATTCATTCGAAGCATTAGGGACATCTGAGAAGGCTGTTTATGCAAAGGATATGATACTTATAATAGACCGTATATATCACTCATGGACATCACTATTTACATGGATTGAAAAGAATTTTGATTTCAACGACAATTTATGTACATGCGCTACAAATTTCTATTTTCCTAAAAACATGATAGAAGATTTAAAGCATCATCTAACATCAGTTTTTGAGGAGTTCATTGAAATTCTTTATGAAGATAGTGCATATATTGATGCGATTAATGAAAAGAGTCGGTCAGCAAGAAATGCAAGTTTTGCAGTATTTTATCTCGATACTCCTTTTTTCAATATAGTATTTCCACGATTAGGAAAAGAAAAATATGTTCATTCACAAATATATTTAACAACATATTCTCATTTTAGAAAACTTAGAGATTCATTAAAAACTAATGATACAGGAAAGATACTAGAAAAATACTTTACAAAGAAAACACAATATCCTGTAAAGCAACCTCTATTTCATTTTAGTGTAAATAATAAATTGCCTTTAATGAAAGATAGCTTTAATTATTTTAATGGAAAAAGTTATGCTTGCCAGGATATCGACAATATTATTTGTGAGAATCCAAGAGAATTGAAAAAACTTAATGACGCGAAAGCTATAAAACAATTATCTAAACAATTATTTTAAATGTACAACGCAGATAGAATTAATGGACCATTTGACGATATACCATGCGGCGCATTTTCACAAGTTCCTATAATATGCTATGGAATTATTTAGAACAATTCCTAAAGACAATAAGGGTGAAAAGAATCCTATGTTTGGAAAAAAACATTCTAAAGAATCTATAAAAAAGAATAGAGAATCTCAACCATATAACTCTGAAAATTTTCCCCAGTGGTTGAAAGATAAAATAGGAGAAAAATCAAAAGGCGAAAATAATGCAATGTTTGGCAAATCTTTTTATGATATTTGGCTTATAAAATATGGAAAGGATATTGCCGATACTAAACTTAATGAATATAAACAAAATCTAGTAGGAAAAATTTGGATTCGTAATATGAGTTTATATAAATGTAAACAAGTTAAAGTAGATATAATGTTCACGTATTTAAATGCTGGATGGGAAATTGGTCGTTTAAAACAAAAAACACGACCGCCTATTTCAGATTTTACTCGTCTTAAACAAAGTAAAAAAGAAAAGAATATTGGAAATCTAAAAAAGAAAAAATATGAAAATCGCATTATTAGTTGGAAGAGGATTTGAGGGGGCGGGGGTCCAGAAATATATACTTGAATTAACTATGTTTTTACGAAAAACAGGTATAGAATATCAAGTATTTGTATTAGATGACAAAAAATGGGGTCGTGGCAAAATGCAAGAACAACCCGACCATACCTTTATAACAAAAGATAATATTCTTATGTTTGCTGATACTCTCAACAAATTTGATTACGTCTTTATTAACAGTGTGCCAAGCGTTAAACATGCTCAGTGGGCTCAAGATGGATTTCTTGCTATGATTAAAGCTATTACAACCAAAAAACTTGTATTCCAAAATGATCATAAGATTGCCTCTATTTGGAGAAACGCAAATTTCTTTGAATTATGTAATATTTGTGATGGCATTGTTAGCCATTCAATAACTTCACCATTTTTTAATAAGCTCGTAACTTTATATGGTTCACAAATTAAATCGAAATTTATTCAACTTCATGTAGGATTTAATTTTGAACAACTTGCGCATTTCCGTAAAGAAGAACATTACAAGAAAATTACTTACTTAGGTAGATTTGCAACTTTCAAACAGCCTGAAAGACTTTACGGATTTCTACCTTTTGCAGCACAAAATAATTTATTGCTTGAAATGAAAGGTGTAGAAAGATCTTTAGGTGCACTAAATATTTTCTATGATGATATTGCAACTAAAACTCCAAATCATCGTATGTTTGAAGTTAATAAAAAAACAATTGAAAATGGATTAGAAACAGATAATTTGAAAAGAGATTTAAGTAGAGTTTATATTTACGGTCCTTATGATTATGTAGACGGAATGGAAACTTTAAGTAGCTCTTTAGTAGGAGCTGATTTTTATCACTTAAATGCTGATGCCTACGGCTCAAATGTTGAATATGCTCAATGCGAAATAATTGCAGTTGGAACTGTCGGTTTATTTGACCATCATTGGGCAACAAATTGTAATGTATATGATAAAAATGGTAATGATACTGGTAAGGCATTTGTTGATTTAGATACATTTGCATTATTTCTTAAAAAAGATTTAAGCAATGTTGAAGAAGTTGTAGATAAAATAAATAATATCTGGAGTGATAAAATATTACACAAAAAATATTTAGATTGTGGATATGAAATTATGAGAGATCATTGTGATAGTCGATGGATATTTGAACAATTATTAAGAGATGCAGAGAAAATAAGTAAATATAAAGTTATTGCATCAAAATCTTTGTTTTAATCATTTCAAATTCATCATATTTTTTATTAATAATTATAATATATTGAAAGCCACTAGCAATAGTGGCTTTTTCTTTTGCTTGTAATATTTCTTTATCTTTTTCTGCTAACCAAGAATTTTTAATTTCAACGATGAGATTTAATGATGGAATGTAAAAATCCGGAAAATATACTTTATTTTTATTATTTAATTTGTATTTAATAAAACTAGCATTAATAATTTCGTATTGATCGTAATATTTTTCAAGAAAATCTAATTCATATTTTCCTCTATAATAGATCAAATTGTCTTTAAATTGTTTAACTCTAAATCCACCAAGTTGTTGTCTTTTGTGAATATCGGGATCTTGAGATGGATTTACCACTCCAAAATGGTTAAAACAGGTTAGTTGTCTTTTTTCAATATCAGCAAACCCTGCACTTACTCCATGATTTTTAAAACATGTTTGTTTTTTCTGTTCTTTTATTTCTGTTAATTGAGAGATATGTTCAACATGATATCTTGTTATATAAGTTTGCCTACATTTTTTGCGATTATTATAAAATTTATCATCATATCTATCTGTCTTTATTAGTTTACATTTTTCTTTTATTTTTTCAGATTGAAACACGTTCTCGACACCATATTTTTTAAAATTACTTAATTTTAAATTTATATAATGAAGATTTTTTCCACATTCTTTACTACAATATTTTTTATATCCACGAGTTACAGAAAAGAACTCAGTGGGTTTCGCACATATTTGACAAACATCATCAGTATCTTCTTTCAGCCATTTATCATAATATAGTTTTTTAATATGTTTTTTATTAATATGTATACAAAAAGATGAGTTTCCATTAAGTGTTCTTCCACACTCTTCACATATGAGTAGCCCAGTTTCTGTTTTCCGAAATTCTTTCATGATTTCCCTTTATTTTACTTGAATAGATATAAAAAGCGGGACAGCCTTAATCCCTTTTGGTTGATAATGTTTGCCGCATTTATCTAACCGCTTTTATTATATATTCATTAAAACTTTAGTATTTTTGATTCATATAAATATAAAATGAAAACCAACATAAAATGATGACAGAACTTGAATGCCGCATGAAATACAAAATGGATACGGGTGAAAACCCTACCTATGGAAGATATCCAAGAAAAGCCATGATAACTGCTGTGTGTAATTATGAAGGTGGAATGACACCAGAATATGCAATGTGGCTTGAGAAAAAACAAGACGATATTTGGATTGAGGAAAAATTTCAGCATGATACAAGTTTTGAAGCTACCTATATGAAAGACTTACCTAACGGATCGGTTAAAGTGTATACTAAACTTTATAAAGAATGGCTAGAAAGTAGAGAGTGCCAAAAAGATTTAGTATGAGCATATTAAACGAAAAATACGAGAAAATCGTTTGCATCAATCTTAAAGAGCGCCCTGACAAAAAGCAATTTATGGAAGAACGCTTTGCCAAATATAATATAGATGTTGAATGGTATCATCCAGTCATTCTGGGGTATTCTAAGCACTTTGTCGACACTTATACTGAAAGGTTTAATAATCCTAAGGAAGGAAAAATTCTGTTTAACCAGAGGTTCCCTAATGAATTTGGGACTATGCACAGTCACTATTATGTTATTAAATCTGCTTTACTTGCTGGAGTAGAAAATCTTTTTGTATTTGAGGATGACTGCGCATTTCATAAAGACTGGGATACACTTTTACCGAAATATTTAAATACACTTCCAGCAGATGCAGATGCAATGTTACTTTATTCATATATGTTTCAACTTGAACCCCAAAATATTCGAGTTAAACCACGTTGGACTACAGGATTTGCAAGCTGGTCATTGTTAGCTTATGGTATGAATAGAAATGCAATGAAAGCGTATATCAACATTATTGATAATAGGCCTATGATAGCAGATAAAGTTACATGGGATATGATGACATATTTAGGATTTAAATTTTATGTGGCCAGTCCTCCTCTTGTTCTTCCATCGAAAGAACTTACATCAAATATCAGAGGGACTGACAAAAATTATGAGACAAATAAATCAATATTTACTCTTGGAATAAATGAAGAAGAATACGAATAAATAAAATAAAATCTATGAAAGCAAATATTTTGTATAAAAAAGAAATATTTAAAAAAATATTCGATATAGCGCCATCGCTTAACACTTTAAGCTCTGATACGCTTGAAAAAATAAAATTATTTTTAGTCACATCCAATTTAGATGATGAACAACAAACAGAACTTATTTTATTAATTGCAGAGATTAGCGCTGAAAACTTTTCTCTTGGCCAATATGCTGGGTAATGGAAACACTTAAAATATGGTACACTGATTTTTGGCCCGAATGGAAAGATGAAGACTTCATCACTCCTATTCTAGCCAGAAATTATGATATTGTATTAGATCGAAATAAACCCGATATTCTATTTCATTCTATATTCAATAGAATGAGTGATAGCCCAAATTATAACTGTAAAAAAGTACTTTTCTTGGGTGAAAATTATAGGCCTGAACAATTTAAATCTAATTATTCAATTTCATTCGACCCACATTCCGGTATAAATTTTAGACTTCCTCTTTGGCAAGTATATTTACTTAAAAATCCTGAACTGAAAACTCGATTATTTACTGGTCGCAAATTACAAGATTTTCAAAATTGGAATGCTATGGTTGTTTCTAACTCAGGTAATTTTTTTAGAAATTCTTTATTTGAATTATTGAATGAATATAAGCGAGTCAAATCTTATGGACGCTATCATAATAATGATCAAGAATTAATAAAGGCATCACAAGGGAAATATTGGAGAGATGCTAAAGATGAATTCTTTCAATCACATACACATAAGTTTATGATGGCTGTTGAGAATTCCCCTTATCGTTATTATTGTACAGAAAAACTTATGGATGCTTTCTTAGCTAATTCATTACCAATCTATTGGGGAGATCCAAGAGTATCTGAAGATTGGAATGAAAAATCATTCATTAACGGGTCTAAGATAAATATATTAGAAACTGTGAAAAAAATCGATAATGATAAAGCTTTGTTCAATGCAATGTTTTTAGAACCTGTATTTACAGATTTACAAAAACAAAATTTGGAAGAAAATTTAGATAATTTCGAAAAATGGTTAAATCATATAATACTTTAAGATATGCCAGCAGATTGGAATAAACTGAACAAAGAATTCGATGACGCACTTTCAAACTTTGATAAATGGGAGCCTAATCGTAAAAAGAATGCACATTTAGAACAACTTTTAATGCTGATAGATGAACAATTAGATGATTTGCATCCAATAAAACATAATAACAGTTATTTATACTTAAAATCACATTGCCATGCATGATGAACAAATGGACTTTTGCAGAAAAGTAAAAGCCAAATTTCCAGAGCAATTTACGAATAAGAAAGTTTTAGATGTCGGTTCTCTAGATGTCAATGGAAACAATCGTTATCTTTTTACAAATTCAGAATATACGGGCTTAGATGTAGGAGCTGGGAAAAATGTTGACATAGTAACGCCTGGACATTTATACGATGTTCCCGAAGGCACATATGATTTCGTTATTTCGACAGAATGTTTCGAACATGATATGTATTTTAGAGAAACTATTAAAAATATTATAAGAATGCTTGCTCCAGGTGGAATGTTTTTATTTACATGCGCGGCTCCTGGAAGAGATGAACATGGTACTCAACGTACTCGACCACAAGATTCACCATTGACATCAGTTATTTCAGAAGAATGGTCAAATTACTATCATAACGTATCAGAACAAGATTTAAGAAATGTGGTTGATTTAAAATCTACATTTTCAAAATATGACGTTGACGAGCATCATGAAATTAAAGGCAATCCATTTAGAAGTATAAACGATCTTTATTTTTGGGGAATCAAGCAATGAATGTAAACATACGTGGCCACAATTTTATGATTAATGATTCTAACTCCACTTGGTTATGGAGTACTTTAGAATCATGGGATCCATACACCTTTAATTGGATTGAAAAAAATAAAGGCAAAGAAGTATTTTGGGACATTGGAGCATGGATAGGGCCTTTCACTTTATATGGATCAATGGCGTTTAATAAAGTAGTTGCATTTGAGCCAGATTATGTTGCAGTGCAGTCTCTTTTTAATAATGTAAAAGATAATCATCTAGAAAATGTAACTATTGTAAGAGATGGTCTTTATAACGAAGATACCTATGTCAATTTTGGCTTTATTGGAGGCAAATACGGTGATTCATTATCTTCAATTAATCATCCATCGCCTTTTTCTACTCAAATTAAAACTATTACAATAGAAACCGCTATAAAACTATATGGCCATCCAGATTTTCTTAAAATCGATATTGAAGGAGGCGAAGAATATTTGCTTGATGATTTAATAAAATACAAATTCAAATCCTTATGTATGTCTAATCATGGGCAATATATGAAAAATAGAAAGCTATTTCAAGAAAAACTTAATCATTCATTGGTGCCATTATATAATTGTTATTCAATACATGATGATCTAATTGATTTTGTACCAGACGACGGCGATTTTTATTATGAATTAAAAGACTAACATGATACCGATAATTGTATTAAATTTAGAGCGTTCATGCAATAGGAAAGAAATAATGACGAACCAGTTCGAAAGATTGAACTTCGTTGAGAATCAAGACTTTTTCTTTTTGCCAGTATATGATGGAGTTTACATAACAAACTTTTCATTCAACGCAAATATTGCTATGGGATATGGCACAGGTAGGAAATTTCAAAAAGCTGAAATTGCGATTATCATGTCCCAGATTGCTGCAATAAAATTTGCACAGATGATGAAGTTTGAAAGCGTTATCATCTTGGAAGACGATGTAGTCCTTTGTGAAGATTGGCTTGAACGCTTAGATATTTTGCATAAATTATTGCCGGAAGATTGGGAGCATGTTTATTTAAGTGGTCATAGTGATTATGTAAAGTTTAAAGTCTACGATAAACCAACGCTCATAGAAGCCCCCAAAATGGTTGGTGCTTTTAGTTATATGGTTCATAATAAAGCTTATTCGAAGGTCGCTCGATTCACCTCAAGCTTACTCACGACCTTCGATGATATGGTAATGCATATGGTAGAGCAAAAGAAATTAAAGTCATGCGCATATTTTCCATTTATGACTTATCATAATGCAAACGATTCAACAGTATGGGATGGAACTACCCCTGGGCACTTAGCTCATAATGATAATATACATAGTTCTTATACTTATTTCAAAAACAAAATATGACAAATTGTAGAATAACAGGGAAACCTATGACGGAGTTGTTCTCTTTAGGAGAACTCTATATTTCAGATTTTATTAAAACTCATGGCGATTATCGTGGTGTAAAAAAATGGGACTTGACGATGATGTTGTCACCTGAAACACAATGCCTACAGTTAAAAGAAAACGCAGATAAAGATTTCATGTTTGGTAAGTATTGGTATCACTCTAATACTAATGCATCCATGCAAACTGAATTACAAGATATTGCTACAAAAGTAATGAAATTATCAAAGATTAATGTCAGTGATAAAATTTTTCTTGATATTGCTTCGAATGATGGAACGTTATTAAGTTTTGTTCCTAAACAATCATATTTTACAGTTGGGATTGATCCTGCCGAAGGAGTATTTCAAGACGAAGCAAAGCAAAAATGTAATTTAGCAATACAAGATTTCTTTTCAAAAGAAGTTTACGAAAAAGCGGTAAGTATAGTCGGGCTTGATTCTATTATTTTACGCCGGAATGCTTCGATAGTTACGTGTATTGCAATGTTCTATGATTTAGAAGATCCCAAAAAATTTTTAGATGATGTTTATGATATAATGCAAAATGATGGTTTATTTGTTATTCAACAAAGTTATATGCCATTAATGATAAAACAACTAGCATTTGATAATATTTGTCATGAGCACGTATTTTATCATTCATTATATTCAATGGAGTATATTCTTAAACAATCTGGATTTAAGGTGGTTGATGTGGAATTAAACGATGTCAATGGAGGAAGTTTTAGATTATACATTCAAAAAGAAAACGCACATCCAAGTTCATTTGGGTCTTCACCCTATAGGGATGTAGCAAATATGAGATTAGCTTCTTTAAGAACTTATGAAGCTAATATGCATCTTGAACAAGTTGAAACTTACATGACTTTTTGGAATAATATACAAGAGTTAAAAGATCAAACAATTAATTTTATAAAAGAAGCAAGGGAACAAGGAAAAAGCATCTGGGTTTATGGTGCCTCAACAAAGGGAAATACATTACTTCAATGGTTTGGTTTAGATAGTGAAATAATTGATGGTGCAGCGGAAAGAAGCCCTTATAAATATGGGCTTAAAACGATAGGAACGAATATCCCAATTCACTCTGAGCAATCAATGAGAAATGTTAAACCAGATTATCTTTTAGTTCTTCCTTGGCACTTTATTAATGAATTTACTTTAAGAGAATCTGATTACTTAACAAATGGAGGCCATTTCATCGTGCCCTGCCCAAAATTCGAAATAATTTAATTATGGAAATATTAGTCCCGATTTCATTAGGTGAACTTTATGATAAATTTTCAATTCTGGAGATAAAACTTTTACGAATTAAAGATGAAGAAAAACTCATAAACATAAAAACTGAATATGATAAGATAAAATTAATTATTGATGAATATCCTATCGATGATTTTTATCTTTTTGATCTTATACACGCAAATACTTATTTATGGGAACTAGAAGAATTGATTCGTTTAAAAGAATCATTGAATGAATTTGACGATTCTTTTATTTTAACATCAAAAAACATATATCACACTAATGATATACGCTCGGATATTAAAAAACAAATAAATATCAAATATAATTCATCAATAATAGAAGAAAAATCTTATGAACAAAATGCGTAAGGCTTTGGTGACAGGCGCGGCAGGTCAAGATGGCTTTTATATGTGTAAATTCCTTTTAGAAAAAGGATATGAAGTGTATGCTATAGATATAAAGTATGAAGATGATTTACAAGCTCCAAATTTAACACATATAGCTTTTAATCTTACTGATACTATACGACTTGGCGCTTTTTTAAAAAATTTAAAGTTTGATGAAATTTATAACTTTGGAGGAAATTCTGATAACTTAGCAGCCTTTGATAATCCGCTAGAATTGTTGTATGCTAATACAGTTCCCGTTGTTATGTTTCTAGATTATTTGAAAAAGAACCCTTCTACTAAATTATTTCAAGCATCTTCTTCATTAGTGTATGGAAATTATTCAGATATTGATTTAATTCAGAGAATTAGTACTAGTAAACATCCAACAACTCCCTATGGAAGTTCAAAACTTTATGCAGAAAACATGATAAATACTTACAGAAAACATTTTAATGTGTTTGCAGTTATAGGAAGACTTTATAATCATGAATCTGTTAGAAGAAATATGCACTTTTTACTTCCAAAAATTGTAAAGGGTGCTGTTGATATTAAAAATGGCAAAATCGATTTTTTAGAACTTGGAGATTTACAAGCAAAAAGAACTTGGATTCATGCAAAGGATGTAATTAATGTCGCATATTTGTCAATGCAAAGAAATACTCCAGATGATTATATAATATGTGGGGATTCTATGCATACAGTAGAAGAAGTAGTTAATTATGTTTTTAATAAACTTAATATTCCTGTAAGTAAAGTTAGAACTAATACGGATTTAGTGAATATAAAACAAGAGAACAATTATTTGGGATCAAATTATTGGACAAAAGAAACTCTTGGTTGGGAAATTGCATATTCTTTAGAAAATATTCTTGATGAACTAATAAATTTTTACGATGTATAGAGGACAAGCAGAACAAGATAAATGGGTAGTTGAATTTTTCAATGAAAAGCGTGATGGATATTTTTTAGACATAGGGTCCTTAGACGGCATTACATCTAATAATACCTACATTTTAGAAACAAAATATGGATGGAAAGGTTTATGTGTAGAACCTTATTATATACATTTACCAGTATTACGAATGTGCAGAAGAGTTCCCATTATTGAAAAAGCTCTTTATAATAAAAATGGCACTGGATATTTTAATGCGCAGTGGTCATCGGTTAATGAAAATGCTGGTATTCCAGTTCAGATGATTTCATTTAAGACATTAATAGAAGAAAATAATGTCCCCAATATTATTGATTATATCAGTTTAGATATTGAAGGTGCTGAATATGAAGCTCTTACAACGTTTCCATTTGATACTCATTTAAGTATTTTATGGACAATTGAACATAACGCGTATTTAGGTGATCTTACTCTTAAAAATAAAATAAAGGAAATTATGTTAGCACATGATTATGTTATTGCATTTGAAGATGTATGTTGCCCAGATTCAAATAATTTACCTTTTGAGGATTGGTTTGTGAATAAAAATTACGTAAAATAAATATGGGCTGGTACGCAGAATTGGGTGTTGATCAATTTATTTACGATTCACATTTTAGTGGAAAACGTGATGGCGTAATGATTGAAGTTGGAGCAGGTCCTCCAGAATATTTAAGTATGTCTAAAGGTTTTAGAGAAAGAGGTTGGAGAACTATTTGCATAGATCCAAACCCATTTTATGCTAATTTACATCGTAAAGAAGGCAACGAAATTTATGAATGTGCAATTAGCGATCATGATGAAGACGATTCTTCATTTTTTGTTCATAATTTTAATTCAAATAATGAACAAGATGCAATGAGTTATTCCAGTTTAGGAATGAGATATAAAGGAGAACATAATCTTTCAGAAATTAAAATAAATGTTCGAACTTTAAATTGTTTACTTCAAAAAATACTTGTAGAAAAAATAGACCTCATATCAATAGACACCGAAGGTTGGGAATTAGAAGTATTAAAAGGATTTGATTTAAAAAAATATCAACCAGAGGTAATTATGGTTGAAAATCTTCATAATGAAAAAGAAGTCAGTGATTTTTTACAAAATTTTAGATACAGAAATTGTAAAAAATCAGCAGTAAACACAATATACGAAAAAATTAGATATGGAATTTAGGAGTCAACACAAACAAGACGAGTTTATTATCAACTATTTTAAAGGAAAACGCGATGGAGTATTTGTAGATATTGGAGCTCATGATGGTGAAACACTATCAAATACTTACGTACTTGAAAAAGAATTTGGATGGACAGGATTATGTGTCGAACCAATGATACATGAGTATAATAAATTAATTGCTTGCCGTAATTGTAAAGCATATAATGTAGCTGCATATGATAGCAATGGAATTGAAAAATTTACTATGTTAGAATATGACGGGTACCCAGATATGCTCAGTGGAATAGCAAAAGATATTTCATTTGTTCACATGGGTCATATTTTATCTGAGGGTTCTAGAATGGGAGCAAAGCGTAAAGTAATTAATATTCAAACAAGAATTTTAAATGAAATGCTTGATGAGAATAAAATATACGATATTGATTTTCTTTCTGTTGATACTGAAGGGTCTGAATTAAAAATTTTAAAAAGCATTGACTTTAAGAAATTTAAGATTAAAGTAGTGATTTATGAAAATGGTGAGAATGAATCTCCAATTCGTGAATTCATGAAGTCAAAAGATTTTTCATTTATTAGAAGATTAGGAATAGATGATGTATTTGTTAATAATAAAATATGAAAAAATATTTTTTTAATCAACCGGCAGGGCTTGGTGACATAATGTTTATTATGGCCATTGCTCAAAAATGGAATGCCGAAGGTCATAAAATAGTGTGGCCTACTGCCGTGCATTTTCATAAACATCAAAAGAATTTTCCTGAAGTTAAATTTATTCCTGAAAACCTATTCTTTAATTATCCATACTATGATAATAAGCATTTTATCTATGAAGATGATGAGTATAAGTCATTTCCATTTAGGTGGGCTGATGTTATTATTCATGGAAAAAGTGTTTTAAGCTCATGCATGAAAGACAAGTATGATTTTGTAGGACTCCCAATGGAAATGTGGAGGACTTTTAAAATTACTCGTGATTATGCAATGGAAGATAAGTTATTCGCATCTTTAGGGTTAGAAGAAAACGAAGAGTTTAATGTTATTAATGAAAATCAAACTCGCATATTTCAAAAGACAAAAATTGAAGTTAATAATGGGTTACGAAATGTCTATATGAATATGGACGACCCTCAATACAATATGCTCGATTGGCTTAAAGTTATTTATAAAGCAAAAACAATTCATACTGTCGCAACTTCTACTCTTGTTTTGATTGATAGATTAGATGATTTACCAGCTGTAGAGAAACATATCTACAAAAGAATTTGGGATTCAGATCACTCCTCATATGATTATTATTTAAAACAATCTTATATTTTACACTAAATGGAATTACAAGAAATTGGATTAAAATATGGGACTGATAAAAGTCGCAATGGACATAAAGGGATTACTTATCTCCAACTTTATGATAACTACTTATTTTATAGACGAAATCAACCGCTGAATCTTTTAGAAATTGGAGTATTGACTGGAGCTTCTGTAAAAACATGGAAAGAATATTTACCAACTTCACAAATAGTCGGAATTGATATCGATCCAAGATGCCGCCAATATAAGGAAGATAGAATCGATATTTATATTGGATCACAAGATAGCGAAGATATCAGGAATCAAATCAAAAATCGTTATGGTGCATTTGATTTTATCATTGATGACGGAAGTCATGTGAATACGTTAACTCTTAAATCATTTGAATTATATTTTCCTCTTTTAAGAAATAATGGAGTTTACGTCATAGAAGATGTACCCGGGTGTTGGACAGATTTGGGAAAATATGATGTTCGAAATACGTGGCCAGGCATGAGATATAATGATGCTAATTTAGACCTTAATAATGAAAAGCATACTATCGATAATTTTATATTAGATCAGATTAAGCATTTAATGATTGATGAAGTTATAGATGTTTACAGTATAAGTTTTTTCAAAGGTTCAATGATATTCACAAAGAAATGTTAAATCTTCCAAAAGTAACTTTATTAGTACTTCATATTTGGGGTAAGCCCTTTCCCATTGAAGGATTGGAAGCTTGTATGAAGCATGCAAATTTTGCTGAAGTACGAATGCTAAGTCATGAACCATTTTATCATCCTGAAATTAAGTGGTATAAAACTCCAAAGATTGAAACTATGGAGCAATATAGCTTATATTTTATAAGAGAGATATGGAAATGCTTTGATACAGAATTTTGTATGACAACTCATGCTGATGGATTCATTATTAATCCAGAATCATGGACTGATGAGTTTCTTAATTATGATTACATTGGAGCTCCATGGGCATTTTATGGAAGTAGGTTTAGAGATAAAAAGAGTCAACCAGGAATCGGTAATGGCGGATTTTCTTTACGGAGTAAAAAGATATGTAAATACGTGTCTGATAATTATTATTTAATCAATGATAATGAAGACAAATATTATTCAAATGTGTTGGATTGTGCAAAGCCTAATTACATTAAATATCCTCCTGTAGATTTGGCATTACAATTTGCGCAAGAAACTATGCTCGATAAAAACATTAAACCCTTTGGCTTTCATAATTTTAAAACTCCGGGATGTAACGGTGGAATCTATTGGTATAACGAATGGAAAGGAAAATCTGAATGAAAATAGTTCAAATGATAGGCGGCTTAGGCAACCAAATGTTTCAATACGCGTTATATCGTAATTTATTCAATTATAATGATGATGTTAAGTATGAAGGAATTCATACACGACTTTATCATAATGGGTTTGAATTAGAGAAAGTTTTTAACATCGTAGCTCGTCCAATTGAAAATATAGTTGAAGTTGATAATTTAACGCGATTTCAGGAAAACACATGGCCGGGTTTTAATCCGGCGGTATTAACTATGGACGATGTATACTTATGTGGAAATTGGCAAAATCCTGCATATTTTCCTGATGAAGAAATTTTACGTAGAAATTTTACGTTCAAACAATATTTAGATCCACGAAATCAGGAAGTTTTGAAAGATATTCAATCGTCAAATAGTGTGTCTATACATGTGAGAAGAGGAGATTACACAAACGTTAATCATATAAATTATTTCTTTCAACCTAATTGGCTAAATTATTATGGAAGTGCTATTGCGTATATTGCTCATAATGAAAAATCACGACCTTTAAAATTCTTTGTATTTTCTGATGATATTTCTTGGTGTAAAAAGAATATGTCAGTTGACGTTACATATGTCGAAAATGTATCAATGGATTCTTGGAAAGATATGCAGTTAATGAGTAATTGTAAACATAACATTATCGCAAATAGTACATTTAGTTGGTGGGCTGCCTGGCTCAATAAAAATCCAAATAAAATTGTAACTACTCCAAAGAATTGGTTTTATGATCAATCAATAAATCCTAAATTAGTAATTTTAGATCATTTAGTTAAAATTTAATTTTTTCTGTCATGAATTTGTTTTATATTTGTATTAAATTAATTATAGAAGGTTGGAAACCTTTGGGTTCTCATCAAGCATTAGTAAAATACGTGCAAAATAGATTTAATGGAAATGTTTTCGTTAGTTCAGTTTCAAGTCTTGTGTATTCACAAACAATGATAAAAGAATAAAATGAAAATAGAAAAATCATATAATCTCCAAATTTGGGTGGGCTTAAGAGAAGGGTACACGGATGTAATTTGTGATGTCGAAACTGTAAGAATGGTTATCGATAAATACATTAATGAACATAAAGTTTGTGTTACAATAACACCAACCGAGTTTCGATATGTTGCTGGTTGGGAACCAGGTGTAGTAGTAGGTCTTATTCAATATCCACGATTTCCTGTGAAAGAATCTGTTTTATTGGAACATGCAAAAAATATTGCTATTCAATTAAAAAAGATCTTAGATCAGTTTAGAGTTACAATTACATCTCCTAAATGGACATATCTTATTGAAGACGAAGATGCAAAATAAAATGGAAACTACACTTAACAAAAAATTAAAAAGTATTCATATCGGAAATGAAGATAGGAGTGCAAAAATATTTAGATGGTAGATATTCTCATACAGTTATCTATAATCCTGACGGAAAAACTCTTCATCATTTATATGGAAAAGACGTTGATTTAATTCGGCGTGATTCAGACGGTGAATATATGAATGTAAATAAGCACGGCAACAGAGCAAATGAGGCAAAAGTAAAGATTTACATTCTTACCTCGATACTCGATGATAGGACAATTGGTGCTTTGATCTTGGATGCATTCCTAAAATTGGAAAGCTCAAAGTTATTTATGACAATGGAACTGTCAAGAATATTGATTTCAAAGGGACTTTCGAAAAAGAAGAACTAGTGTCGAAACGTTGGATGTCAACTTGTTATCAATACAATTATTTACCAGAAATCCCTCGTCTAAATCAAACATTTGTAAACCCAATAGCATATCGTTTTCAATGAAAAAACTCCTCTGGCTTGATGATTATCGAGACCCCATGATAAATGATTGGCTAGTATTTAGCCCAATTCATCGGCCATTTGAAACTATATGGGTGAAGAACTATAAGGAGTTTGTTACATGGATAGAATTTCATGGTTTACCTGATGGAATTTGTTTTGATAATGATCTTGGTGAAGAAATGGAAGGAAAAGATTGCGCCAAATGGTTAAATGAGTATTGTCTTGATAATGATCTTGACTTGCCAGCATTTAATATCCAAAGTGCAAACGGACCAGCAGCAGACTTCATAAGAACTTTACTAAACAATTATAACAAATATCGTAATGAGCAAAGATAAAAAAGAAAAGGTAGAACGTACGCCTTCGCAAAAAGTTTATGATCTCTTAATGTCAAAGGTTAACGACCCTGAGCTCCAGAATCGTTACAACAACATGGAGAGAAACGTTAAAGCGTGGAAAGAAGAATACAACGGCTACGTAAGGCAGTACAACGATGCTATCAAACGTAAGACAAAAGTTACCGAGATTCTCTTGGAAGGCGCTCGTTTAGGGATCGTAAACCCGGAAGCAATGAAGCTTGATCAACAGGTTGACGAAGAGATCACTCGTCTCGTTGCATTCATTGAGGATGCAAAGAAAAACTTTGAGAACGATGATCGCTTAATGACAAAATATCGTGAGCTCACAGAGAACAAGCTCTTTCACTTTTGGGAGATAATGTTCATGCTCGATAAGGACGTTAAACCTTATTTGTCATTCAAACCTGACTTCGTAAACAAAATTTTCTAAACATTTTTTTCTGTCACAAACATTGTTTATATTTGCACTATGAAAATGTACGTACCTGAAATTGGAGACCACATTGTCCTCACCGAGGACTGGAACTTCGTACTGCACCCTGAGGGCAGGAACCAAGACCTCGGCAAGTTCTTCGGCTATTCCCAAAACTGGGAAGGTTGGATAAACGATGAAGTACTTCCTCCAATGAGGAATTTTGATTATGAAGTAAACTACCCAAAATGGGAAGAATATCGCGGGAATGGTAGATATGATGAATTTCAAAAGCTTCAAAAGGAAGCTGAAGAAAATTGTCCTGAATTCGTTAAGTATTGGGCAGACCAAGAGGCGTGGAATGAAAAAGCAAAAGCTCTGTTCATTCCCGAACTCAAAGTAACTCTACCAGCAAGCACTGTGCTTGCTATCGATAGGATATACATCCGCAAGGGTTCATCCGATTATAGCAGCATCACTTTTTACGCAAAGAACTTAGGAACCATTGTACGAAAAGACAGGTGGTCCTCAGGAAAAGAAAAGAAAAAGAGTGCTCTTCGCTTTTGGGCAAAGCTTGATGATTGTAACAACATCGTTTTTAATAAAACTGAAAAAATCAAATAAATATGATAGCAGAATACCTTGTAGGAAGATTTTTACATGAAGAATATTTTGTACAACACTTCATACCCGAGGCGTTGTTTGACACATACGCACACAACATCAGGCCATCATCCAACCCCGCCGTAAGGCGAAGGGCTAAGAAAACCGAGTGGTCTACATTACGCAAATCAAAACACATTTAGTCATGGAAATAAACAGTCAATCAACATTTGACTTTAATGTCATTTTAAATCTCAAAGAGCAAGAAGCCCGAGCACTTTACGCCATTACAGAGTATGGCTTGCAAGCATTCACGGAAGTTTTCTATGCCAAGCTTGGCAAAGAAGCTTTGAAGCCCCACGAAAAGGGACTTGAGTCGCTATTCGAAACCATCAAAAAGGAACTTCCTCCACACCTTCGTAAGATGAATAAGGTAAGAGAAATTTGGAGGATGGAAGTATGAGGCTCTACGAAGAAGGTTACAAACTAAAGGACAATGAGCTCCTTTTGAAGATAGAAAAGAAACAAAGTGTCTATCAAAATGGAACTTATGTCAAATGTGACGTAGGGTTCCTCACAAAGCTTACCAAAGTAGGTAGATTGCCATCAGCTTTTGCATCATGGGGCAACCCATATAGCTGCAATACAAAGAATCCAGTCAAACCTCTTCCCATATATGTGGTTGAGGAGACTCATAAGAAAGGATGGAAACTTCTCGGATGGCGTTTTGGCCAGAGCCAGAACTGGGCAACTCTCTTACACCCTGACGGATATACTGTGGAGATTTATCTACAGCAGTTTCTCGAAATAATCAAACACAAAACACTCGTCAACGGCGAGATAATGGGAGAGTTCCTATGGGACGACCACCGACTGTTGGCAAAAGACAAACCCAAATAAACAAACACCTATGTACACAGTTTTAATTTTAATGATCTTAGGCGCCATCGCAGCCATTTACATTGCAGTCATCGATGATGGATTCGATGGTATGTCAATAATCGCAGGATTGACAGGAGCCTTAGTCGGCATGTTGCTTGGCATCCTTTTAGGATTCTGCTTGCCTACCGAAATTGAGCCTACTACTCGCACAAGAGACCTTGTTACATTACAGGACAACTCATCCACATCGGGACACTTCTTTCTTGGTTCAGGAACTATTGATGGAACAATGAAGTATGCATTCTACTACATGACGGAAGACAGTCTTTTCCACTTAGGAACAAAGAATGCCGATAGGTCATCTATCAAGTATGTAAAAACGAAACCGCTATTAAGAATAAACGGCTGGAAGCTAACAAAACACTGGAAGAACAACTGGGGATTAGACTCACATGTCGGAAAAGAAACCAATGTGTTCGAAGTTCCTGAAGGCACCATCCTCACTGGTTACTCTTTAGACGCAAAGTAATGATAAAGCACAAAGTAGGCGACAAGATGTTCATTCGTGGTTCCATGTCTATCAGCAACGGAAGCAGCGACACTGCCGGCGGAATCGCCACAATCAAGGAGATCGAGGTTAACGAACGCCTCAGTGAAGACCACATCAACGGAGTCATGGTGAAGTTCACTGAGCTTCCCGGACATGGCTATAACTATAAGTTCCTCTTGGAGGAGCAGGATAAGCTTGCTAAGGTTTATTCAAACGGAGAGGTCGCCCACCCCGACCCAGACATTGACACTCCGTGGATCGAAGAAGGCGATTGGGTGAATGGATCGCAGTACAAAGGACCTCCAATCTGGTAAACATGGAACAAAAAGTAATCATCACCATGCTAGCGCATGACATCAACACTTGGCTCGATAATGGCTGGAAAGTGGTCTCCGTAACAGCACAACACTTAGGCGGAAACAACCCAAATTACGGAACTTTTGCATTCATCTTAGAAAGACCTCTATGAAAGACGACGCATACAACGAGACAAAGAATGCTCCTGCAGAGGAACCGAGAAACCCAGATAACAAGCAATATGTTGTTTTGGAACACTTAACGTTACCAGATAAGGGCTTCAGGTTCTGGACCGTGGCTTCAGATGACAACACGCACTCATATAAAGGAGACCTATGGTACAAAGAAATTATGTTCACTGATGAACCCGAAGAGGCCATCCGTGCATGTTCGAACTACGACCCCGCTAACGTCGCCTCGTTCGCCGAGATGATGGCGTACGCTGAAAACAAATACAAAGAGGACCTCAAAAACGCAAAGAATGACAACATTTAAGATACACAGAGTAAGTTTTAACAAAGACAACGCACAGGAATCAATCGATGCTCTTGAAAGGCTCTTAAACGACGGCTGGGTAATTGACCGATGTGACAGGACGATACCTGCAACTGGTGATCAAACCACATACTGTTATGGTCCATTGCTTTATTTCTTATCAAAGGAAGACAACTCAATATTATGAAAGAACATAAAATGTTCGAAGTAGATTTCGAACGTGATACCAATGAAATAACAGCCGAAATCGTTGATCACCAAACTGCTAAAGCCCAGGAGAAAGCTAAGAAAGCCGAGCTTGATGCTTTGAAGTGGAAAGAGTTCTTTGACGCTCACACCAAGGAAGAACTTTATGAGCTATTGAGAGTTTCAAAATTTCCATTCAAAGAAAAATAAATTTTTTTCTGTCGAAGAAATTGATTACCTTTGCACTATGAATATAATGCACAAACACAAGGGAGTCGATTATGTGTTGACTAACGACAACCTGCAAGTAGGAGACAAGGTGTACCCCATTGGATGGGGATGCGCCGCTTCAACAGGCTACATCCACTTCAAGTTCGATTGGAGTCCTTCAATGAGTGGTTTTCCAAGTGAGCCTCACATAATCGAGGACAGACACTACATGAATCACAGAGTGGGAGACCCGGAAGAGATTCGTACAAACCACGGATACGGACCTTCACAACAATATTACAAAATAGTTTGTTCACGTAACAAGGCAGACTACTATGTGAAGGAGTACACAGTGAACTAATCTTTGGAATTATGCTGCTTTTTGCTATGACAGCATGCACTGAAAATGGACAAGATGATACACAAAACAGTGGAACAATTCTTTTACCAGCGGGTGAAAAACTTGTTAATGTAACATGGCAAGATCATAATCTTTGGTATGCTACACGAACAATGTCTGACAAAGATAGCGCACAAACATACAGATTTACTAAAAATTTAGGTGAAACTTACATTCTAATAGAACATAGGTAAATGAAAATAATTCTCGATAATGAAGAAAGTGAGAGTATGTTTTATAATGCTCTTTGTAATGGTCTGAATGACTTTAGTTCACATGGTTTACGTCTTTCCTATATAGCTGAAGAGTATCAAGCAGCAAAAGATATTTTTAAAAGTCAACTTAATAAAGATGTCGACGTATGCTATGAGGATGTTCTCATGCAAATTTTACGTAATGGTGACTCACTCAAAGTTATTGATATTGAAGGTGATGGAGATCAGGACGCAGAAATAACAATGAAAGAAGTTCATGAAAGAATGAGTGAAGTTCCCTTTAGTGATTTAAGCGATATGATAACACAGAACGACGATGCCTGCACTGCTGACAACGTGCTTCAAACGATTTTTTACAACGAAATACAATTTTGTTAAGATGGTTGAAATACACTTTGATATAAGTCAGATAACTAAGATTAGTTATCATCCAGAAGAAAACTTAGGTTTGATTCGTATTCCAAGAACTCCTCATAAACAACTTAGTGAAAAAGAACTTGCTCCAATCGCCTTGACGAAATTTCGTATCAGAATGCAACACCTAAAGTAACTATTAAATGACAAAGACAAAATTGATTGAAAAGTTCTTGGAAAGTTATAAGAAGCCTGAAGGCTTTGTGGCAGAGCCAATCGCAATAGCTTATGAAGTTTATTGTAAAGGAGGCACAAGAGTAGCCTACTGGCTGTTCGAAAGAGTTTACCACAACTATAAACGTCCTATAGGTATCATGAATAAGCTTGATTTCATAAACCTTGTGACCGACTATGCCTCGCATTACCGAGGAAAGTATGAAGGTACGATAAATGAATTTCTTGCAGATGCGATTCTCACTGACTTCGTGAATGATATGGCGGCTACCAATTGCATCGATTATGGTATACGAGCTGAGGAGCTCGAGAAGCACAAACGTAGGCATTACACCCCTCAAGATGGTGATGTTATAATATCTATGGGAAAACAGATAAGTGAGTACGAGACAGTACTCGAATCAATTTATATGAATACTCCACGTAAGGACTTTAGTAATACATCTAATCTTATCGAGCATCTTGCTGAGAAATGGGGTGGGTCATTTGAATACAATATAAACTTACATAAAGATTAACATGAGCGCCAAACTTTATTTCAAGCTGTATGCAAATGTATCAGAATCTGTAATGGGCCTGTTTGAAGAACAGATAGTTGAGCTTATGGAGGGGTACGGCAGAGCAGTTCTTTCCGAGTACAGAGCAAAGGAATCTTACAAAAAGTCTGCTCTTAATCCGACAGAAACTAAATTACAAAACTCATATTTTGCACAAAACTTTGTAATATGTAACTGCAAAGAACCTAACCTTTATCTTAATGGAGAAGGTCAATGGATGTGTGACATTTGTAATAAAAGAGTAATAGTAAAATAATAATTTTTAGTGTCAAATATTTTTTTATATTTGCACCAAACTAAAATAAAAAAATATGGAACTTAAATTTAATTATCAAAACTGGTTATCAAGATATTACGCATGGGTCTTTGGAGTTAATCCTCCAAACTGGCTTTGTCCGTTCTTCTGGCTGATCATCTTCTTAGTGGCTCTTAGTCCAATCATTATATTTTTTAAATTAATTTCTTACTTGTTTAAAAAATTTAAAAAACCGATTTACGCTAAAGTAATATCTACAGAGGAAGAACTTAGAGACAAAAAAAGAAGAGAGATAGGTGAAATTATTGGAAAAATTATCTTCGGGTGTATAATAGCATTTGCAACAGGTGTGCTTGGCTACGGATTATATAGATCTATAATGTTATATGATTTTCTTGATTGGATTATAAATTTTATGATTATTCTTGGAATGGTATTAGGCATAAGTGGAATAATATTAGGTGGAACTTTATTACTAAGAAAAACTTTTACATCTAATATAGCTAACACTATTTATGCGCTTATAGGAGTAATTTATCATAAAATTTGTCCTCATATCACATGGGTAGGAAATCCTCCAATTCAAATAGACCCTAGCACGGGTGAGGAGTCAAGATTATTGAAATACAAAATTTGATTCAGGACCTGATTGTAGACCTTCGAAAATGATACAAAATAATTTAACGCTAGAAGAAATTTATAAAAGGGCATATTTGAATCCAGATAATGTTGTATGTGTCTATCCCTATGGAAGTAGAGTATATGGAACATATCGTCCAAATTCAGATCATGATTTTATAATCGTTGTCAAGAAAAAAATTAAAGAACAATTTTCTGACAATCTCATAAATATCAACTTTTATACTGTTGAAGAACATCGCCAAAGAATTGAAGACCATGAAATTTCAGCATTGGAATGTCAATTTTTAAAATCGGGTATCCTAAAAGAAACAATGAAATTTCCTTTCAAACTTGATATTGCAAAACTGCGTCATTCTTTATCAGCTAAATCATCAAACAGTTGGGTTAAATGTAAAAAGAAATTAACAGTAGAAGCTGATCTTGATATGGCAGTTGGAAGAAAATCAATGTTTCATGCATTTAGAATAATTGATTTTGGAATTCAGATAGTCAAAACCGGAAAAATTGAAAACTACGATAGTTGTAATTCATTCTTTTATGAAATTTTCAACTATTATGATTGGCTTTCTTTGTTTGAAGAATTTAAGCCTCGTTATAATCAAATAATGTCAGATTTTAGAGCAATAACTTTTAAATAAAAAAACAATGGAATTTCTAACAAAATTAAAACCTTTAGAAACAGATGATTTTTATTATGATTTGTTTTATGAAGGATATATTGATCCCGAAAAACTTTTAAAGAATAAAGAGGATATTGATGAAGTAAAAGATGCAATATATGTCATCAAAAAATTCAAAAAGGAACTTTCTGAAAAGAATTTAATTCATCTAATATAATGAAAAAGACTTACACATTTAAGCAAAAATTGATAGCAGCCCTTTGTAACGAAAATGTAGAATGGCATTATGCATCAGAATCTGATCGATTATTAATGAGATTTCAATTATTATCAGAAATTGATAAAATGACATTTAAAGCTAATATCAATGGAAAATAACTTAGAGATGCCTCCTGAACCATCACACGAAAAAACCAAATGGATACTATTTCCATGGGATAAAGATGACGCTAAGCCATACTTCGTGAATCCTGAGGGTTTCGAGTGGTGGTCTGATAAATTCTGTACAGAATGGGCTAGAAAAGATGCAGTTAATGGAAACAAAGGTCTCAAGAATGTAGAAGTATTTTTCATAAGAAAAGATGGGAAATATCTTGAACGAGTTCTCATTAATAATATTCAAGAAATTCTTTATAGAACTGAATTACTTGAAAGTATGTGTATTTACCTTGATATGTTAAAATTTGATGAAATGTCTCGTGAGGATTAGTTTTTTGAGTGATACACATACGTATCATAAGTTAGTTACAAAAGACTTACCAGGAGGTGATTTATTGATTCATGCGGGTGATATTACATCAAGAGGCCATGTACAAGAAATAAAAGAATTCTGCGAATGGTTCGATGGTTTACGAAATTACGATTATAAAATATTCATACCCGGGAATCATGATTTTGGATTTGAACATAATTCTGAAAAAATAAGTGAGATTATTGATTCATATAAAAGTATTCATCTTTTACAAGATAATAGCTATGTTTTTGGAGAAGAAGCATATATTTTTGGAGGAAATCATATAAAAATTTATGGGTCTCCTTGGCAACCTGAATTTTTAAATTGGGCATTCAATCTTCCAAGAAACGGTTGGCAACTAAAAGAAAAATGGAGTAATATCCCTAATGATACCGATATTCTTATTACACATGGTCCATCTTATGGGCATCTTGATCAACTAATTGGAAGAAATGATCATTTAGGATGTGAATTACTTGCTGATAGAATAGAAATATTGAAGCCTAAAATTCATGTATACGGGCATATTCATTCTGGAAGAGGATATGCATTTAATGGAAACACTCATTTTATAAATGCTTCTGTTCTTGATGAACGGTATAGATATGTATACAAGCCATTAACGTGTGATTGGAATCCAGAAACTAATGAAATGATTTTTTAATAAATTTTTTTATGTCAAATAAATGTTTTATATTTGCAATCTAATCAATAACAAACATGGACATACAAGAAAAATCTCGAACCAAGAGCCTATAAAGAAAGAAGAAAACTTAACCGAGTAAACGACATATTTGAACAGATGACAGACGATGATTATACAACTTTCAAATAGGTTGCACAAAACATCCCAAGTGAAACTATTGTGAAATAGAGATATATAAATTATAATAATAACTAATCTAAACATTAATTACCATGAAACATTAGGTAAGAAGTAGAAGTCCAGACGTCATTCTTTTGAATTTAGACAGTAAACAATCATCAAAAAACTTAAAAAAACAAAAGAAATCATGACAAGAAAAGACTTAAAATCAGCAATCGCAGTACTCGCTGCAAAACAAAGAGCAACGAAAGAACAACGCAAAGCCGTTAGATTCATCGGAGTAAGAACAATGAAACCAAACGATGCAGCTGCATTAGCAAGAGAACAAAAACATGAACTCATGCATATGTATATCGCATACGGAGTATTAAAAGGAAAAGAAATTTTCCAAATTATCTCAAAGGACACTGATTATTCTGAACGAAAACTAACTGAATTACTTGCAAAGTATGGAGAAGCTCTATGTGTTAGTGAGGTCAGATCTTAATCGATCTTCATCTGCGGTTCAGGCTGGACATGCCGTTGCACAATGGATGTTAGATTTTCCATAGAACACATGGAACAATCAAACGTTAATTTATTTGAATGTTGGAAACAAAGAATCTCTTGAAAAATGGCTTAATAAAGTTCATTACAAAGATATGGAATATTCAGTATTCAGAGAACCTGACATAAATAACGAAATTACTGCATTAGCATGTTTAACCGACTCAAAAATGTTTAATGGGCTTCCTCTCTTATGAGGGGCCCTTTATGGGTTTGTAGCTCAGTTGGTTAGGGCAGCGGTCTCTAAAACCGTGATCGAGGGTTCAAGTCCCTCCATTCCCGCAAAAAAATACAAATCATGGAAAAAATAGAAGATCACCCAGACATCGAGCAGATTGTCAATGCAATGAAAGAAACATACTACGTTCACAATGGCGGCATGTACCGCAACGACACAAAAGATATTCTGGGATTTCGAGAGATAGCTCGCATTGTCCTTGAACGTTTAAATAATGATGACCAGAGATAAATAGAATAAAAATGGCAAAATATAAAATTACATTTAACGATGCACTCTCGAGATTTAAATTGGGGTTTGCTAATTTAACGAGATATATTTTTAACATTGAAAAATCCGGCCCTTTCTTAATTCCCTCAGAATATAAAAAAATATTCTACGATTATTTTGAAAATGATTGGAAGACTAATTGGGAAGATGGCTCTACATGGTGGGGACAACCTTATCATCCCGGAAATTTAACATGCTGGTTTGATCCTGAGCAAATAAAACTTATAAGCACTTCACATCATTCAGCATCATCCATATCTTTTTCGGCTGTTGAAAAATCAAGAAATTTCGGAGCTATAACTATTCCAAATGCAGTAGGAGTAATGCGCTCACGGGCATCTTGGAAATATGGCATATTTTTATTTGAGGCAATTTTGCCAAGTGGTGTACAACTTTGGCCGGCTTTGTGGCTAACAGGAGTTGCAAATTGGCCTCCAGAAATTGATTTATTAGAAGGTTATTCAGATGGTACTAATGATTATCACAACAATAGAAATTTACAATCAAATATTCATATGAGTGATGGCCAAGGTGGTAATTATGCAGCAGGAGCTTGCACTCATAGACTTCCAAATAAAGTAACTGAAGATTTTATTACCTATATTATTTGGTGGGAAAGAGACTTTATTAAATTATACTATAATGGCTATCTTGTTAGAGAAATAACAGATCCTGAAGTATTGAATGCTATGTCTGAGGCTCAGCAAATAATTATTGGAACAGGAGTACAACAATATTTTAATTTAGACAACTTGACTCCGATGATTGTAAAAAATGTATCAGTATATCAAAAATAAAAACATATGAAAATACTAAGAGTTTTGCTATTTATCGTATTTAAAATAGTTGCAATTTTAATGCTATTTTTGGGAATGTTTTTATACTTTCCATATATGTGGATTACAAAACATGACATCTTTTATAGTAAATATTATATCGATGTGCTGGATTGGATGGAATGCATAATTAATTCATTAAGAATAAAAAAATGACAATTGGAATTGATTTTGACGGGACATGTGTCACGCATGAATTTCCTTTAATAGGAAAAGATATTGGAGCAGTTCCTGTATTAAAAAAACTTGTAGCTAATGGGCATCAGCTCATTTTGAATACAATGAGAAGTGATAATGATAAAACTTCATATCTAACTGATGCTGTTAATTGGTTCAAAGAAAATGATATTCCCTTATATGGCATTAATCGAAATCCTCGACAAGGGTGGACATCCTCTCCAAAAGTATGGGCAGATATTTATATTGATGATGCCGGCCTTGGAATTCCTTTGATAGTAGATTTAGGTAAATTATATGTAGATTGGAAAACTGTCGAATATATGCTAGAAATAACTGGCACAATATCTTAGGAATAATATCATAAATTTAAATCGATGAAAAAGGTTCATATCTCATTTGGAAATGAAAAATATGCAAACAGTTTAAGTTTGCTTCGAACATCATCACTCGATCTTGGAAAAGTAGATGAATTTATTGCATATAATCCCGCTTATATTAATAATACAGAGTTTGGCAAGAAAAATGCTTTTATTCTATCACAACCAAGAGGAGCAGGGTATTGGATATGGAAAGCATTTATTATTCTTGAGACATTTCAAGGATTAGATGATGGCGACGTTGTACTATATTCAGACGCAGGATTAAGTGTATTGGATAACCTTACTCCATTATTTGAAGTGACGAGAGGAAACGTGAATGGTGGCAAGACCATTTTTAAGCTTCCACCTGTTGGTGTACCTTCACATATCGCAAAGATGTGGACAAAACGAGATTGTTTTGTTTTATGTGAGGCAGATGAACCTAAGTATTGGAATGCAAATATGATAAATGGAGCGGTTTCTCTTTGGGAAAAAACCTCAGCAAATATAGAATTTTTAAAAGAATGGCAAAAGTACATGAGAAATTGGCAAATTGTAACAGATGGGCCAAACATGGCAGGCAAACAAAATTTCATGGAATTCAAAGATCATAGACATGATCAATCAGTGCTAACAATCTTAAGTGTAAGAAATAATTTTGAATTGTTTAGAGACCCTACTCAATTTGGAAATGATTTCAAATCAGAATTTTCAAATTCTCCTTATGGGCAATTATTTAATCATCATAGAGGAAATATTTAAATGCTGGATTTAATATGGAGGCAAAAAGTTTTAAGGTATCATCATAAAAAAAGAGAGCAATTGCTCTCTTTTTGCGCGTTTACAAGTATGTTTACAAAACGATTGATGGGCAAAGAATAAAATGCCAAACATCATTCATTTTTAAATAGAGGGATGAATCTAAAATAAAAACATCACCATTACTACCACTAGCATCTTTTAACCCAACACGGGATATGGATGTCATAGTTAAGTCAGCACTGATATTAGCTGTGTTATAAATCAATGTGCTAACATCTAATGTCAATTGAGAATTTGTTTTTTCGGTCATGAGGCTAAATTATTTTATTTCTTTTACTATATATTTCAGTTTATTTTGAGATTTTTTATATTTATTGCTTACGAGTCCATTTATATTTTAAGTTGCCACAATTCCAAACTTTATAATAACCCCTTTCAGACATAATAACAGATTCAGTTTTATTTATGTCGTATCCTTCTTTTACAAGTTTATGTTTTTGATATTTTTGTCGAGATTCTCGATATTTACCAGTTGTGTATGTATAGCCAGGCTCAGTTTCTGATACAAATTCAAATCCGTTTTTTTCATAGACATTATTTCTATAATTACACCAGTCTAAATCAATATATGTAACTATCACTGTAGGCATATAAATTTCTTTAAAATGCTTTATAAGTTTACTAAAAGCGCCTTGCACATTATAACCCAATTTTGAACAAAATCTTAATATTTCCCATTCATTTTCCTTTAAACCATTTCGCCTTCCAAAAGAAATTACAGAAACTAATTCATCTTTATAATAAAGTCCAATACAAATTTTGGCATTTATAAATCCCTGAATATGATTGGATGATATAAATTCTTTAGCAGTTTTATTATCAATATTTTTAATTTGACATTTTCTTGCTCCTATAGATTCTTCGGGTAATCCAACAGAATTTTTTATCTTACTAGCAATAATATCCCATTTTCCATGATAATCATCTTCCCAAATTGTAATAATATTAATTCCTGCATTAATACCAAGCATTTTTTTATTTTTATGGGAAAATTTCGGTTGGAATTTATCACTATGCCAGTATATTCCATTAAATTCAAATCCAATATTCTTTTCTGGAATAAAAATATCGATTTCTTTTTGACTGCCGGGAATTTTATAATTATTTTTTACTTCTATTCCAAGACCTTCTATCCATTTACTTAATTGAATCTGCACATAACTTGGAATATTATATGGTGTACAATGCAAACAAATATCGGTAGTGAATTTGTTTCGTTGCATCATAAATCCTGCTGGCATAGTTGATTCTTGTTTGCATACTGGACATTTAATTGTAACTAATCCATATTCTGGAAAACCGACGATAACATCTTTGAAAATATTTAAAATTTGTTGTTTGGATTTTTCGTAATTAGTAGAAGATATTTTTGCACGAACATCCGGAATTTGTGTTATATATGCATAACCAAATTTTTCTAAAAAATCAGATTTTCGTTTTTCATAAAATTCTTTATTCTGCATAGGATGCTCGACACCATATTTTGATAAATTTGATTCTTTTCGATGTTCTTGCATTATTATAGATTGAGAATTCCAATCAACGTTATATTTTAATTGATTAGTTTCAATAGTCTTTTGTTTTCTATTCTCTTTATTTGATTCATTATATTTTTTAGAGATTTTCTCTTTTGATTCTTGTGTTTTTGAACCATTATCAACATTATATCTTTCTAAACAAGTTTGCTTATTTTTATCAATATTATTATAATGGGAACTTCCATATCGTTGAAATTTAGTAGCATCAATTTTATCTCTGACTTTTTGTAATTGGCTTACATTTGTTATACCGAAATTTTTGAAATTATTTTCTTTTGCAATACTATGAGCATACTTTCCTATACACTTTTTATCATGACAGACTTTACGATATAAATGAGTTTTATCGTTCCATGATGCTTCATTATTACAGTATTCACATTTTACAGGCGAAACAGCTTCGAAATCATTAAAATACTCTTCTAAAGAATTAATATTATGCTCATGTTTAATGTGATGAATGAAACTTCTTTGGGATTCATTTTCAAATTGGCAATTTTCTATTTTACAAATCATATCTTATGTATATACTTTATATATTAACCTGCTTCAATTAAGATTTATATACTAAATGCACATAAAAGTTTTAAACATAAAAAAAGAGGGAGCATTGCCCCCTCTTTAGAATTCTAAATTAATAGAAGTTAAAGATTATATAACTGCTCCAGCGTTTGTAGCAAAGAACAATGTCAAGTATTGAGTTTCTGGATGGAAACCTGCATCTACTAATGCATATCTTGATTTGATAATTACCTTAGGAGCGCCTGTACCTTCGGTGATAAGCTTAACGCTTTCAGCCATAAGATATGGTGCGAATATTACGCCAGGTTCGTCGCTTGCACCTTTACGTCCTACTAAAACACGTGTGTCTGAGTAAAGCATGTTAGGGTCAACATATAATGTCATACCAGCGATTGTTCCAAGAGGATACAATGAACCGTTTGACTGAGTGAATGTGTTTACAATCGGTGAGAAAGTATATCCACTGTTTGTTTGCAATGCGGTAGCCAATTTAAGGTTAGTAACAATAAAATTAGCAGGACCTCTACGACCTCTTTGCATTACAACATTACCAGCTGCAAGGATGTTAGCCATTACACGTTTGATTATGGTGTCTTGGTTTTCAAAAGTTGCACCTACCACTGAAGCATAAGTTGCAAAACCAGGGATAGTCATTGATGTAGTTGTTACAGTGTTTTCGCCATCAGCATAAGCATAAGCGATTGATGTAAGTGCACCAGTTGATGTGCAGTTCATGTTAAGGTTGATACCTTCAACATCGTTAGCTTTTACGTGGTTTTTCCAACCTAAACTGAAAAGACGTGATAAGATGTGTTTGTTAATTGATTGGCTGATTTCATTGATACCAGCATTTTCAACCATTGCAATAACATCAATACCCCATTGTTTGTTAAGGTCTTGGATTTGTTCTTGAGTTACGTTTACGGCAACTTGATAAGTTCCAACTCCGATAAATTTGGTGAAAACTTGAAGACCAAGTGATCTTGGGTAAGTGTTTTCTCCAGTTCCTCTATCCATTGGTTCGTAAAGAGTTGTTCCTGAAACGAATGTTCCAGCCCATGCGTCTGTGTCAGTTGTACCTGCACCAGTAAAACCTTGAACTTGATCTTCCAAAGTTGAAATAAGAGTAGGATAAGTAGCTACAGTTGCAAGTGAAGAGTCAATAGTTACAGTTGCTGAACCATCAAATACGTCAGCTAGATTAGTAGCTCCGTTTCCAAATGCGGTTGTTTTGAACATTGCATAACCATCAATACGTGCTTTTCCAATGTAGTTAGCAGTCATGTACTTTCCACCACCAAGTGATGCGTTTGCAGAGAATGATACTAATTTACCATCAGTTAACCATCCTTTTGTTGAAGCATCTACAGCAAGTTTAAATGCATATGGAGCTTCTTGAAGAGCAATTGCTGCTGCGCTAGGGTTAGGATTTGCAGCTGTTCCTGGCTGTGCGCCATAAGGTTGTTTACCACCTGCATAAACATAATCTAAGTAAGAGATAACTCCGGTTGCACCTGGCATTGGGATTACATTTACTACGTCAAACCCTACGGTTCTAGTAGCTACTTGTAAAGCCATTGGAAGTAATGCAGGCCATTTGTCACCTGATCCTTTTGATGCTGCTTGTGATTGTTGAAGACCACTTGTACCAGCTTGTGATGCAGGAACTGCATTACCTACGCCAGGTACGTTGTAAAGAGTTGAATAAGGAGCAGATACTCCGCCCATTGCAGCTTCATTCAAAGCGTGAAAGTGAGCATATTTAGCAACCCATGACAATTTTGCTTTGTCAGTAAGCCCTGTAACTGATTCGATCATTGGTGACCATTTTGCTACAATTGCTTGTTCGTTTAATTGTTTCATTTAAGTTTCTTTATTTTATTTTTTTTTGTTAAAGTTTTGTTATTCTTTTTATTTATCACAGTTTAACTACTGTAATTGTATACTTAGTGCATTAAAAATTAGTTAAAGAAACGTTTCATTTGTTCTCCAACTCCTGCAACAAAAGTATCTAATTTTTGTTCAGTTTCTTCTGGGGTTACTGCTGAAATAGATTCATTCAACGAGTATGTAGGTTTTGCAATTACGCCACTTGTTTCCCAGAAATTGTCAATCTGATATTGAGTATTTAAAGTAAAGAATTCTGCTTTAGCTTCAACATTTTCTTTCACTGCCTGTGGTGCTTTTGCAAAAGCATCTTTGTACACTTTAGGTGCCAAAGTTAACCAAAGAGGTTGATCAATTTTGTTTTCAGTTAATGCATTTTCCCATAATTTAACGATTACTTTAGAATCAGATGTAGGAACCTTTTGAACTTCATTAGCCACTTTTTGTTTATCAGTTGCATCTAACCCGACAAATCTTTTTTGATCGCTTTCACTTAAAAGTTCTACGAACGGAAATGCTCGTTTAACAGTTTCATTAATGCTTTTTTGTTTTTCTAAAGTATTAATGATATTTTCAAGTTTAGTGTCCAAATTCGATTTACGAGTTTGAATATCAATAGGAGTAAAATTTTCATTTGTTTTTCCATCAGGTTTTTGATTCAATTTCATACGTTGATTACTCGTATATGATTTTGTTGGTCCTTTACCATCTAGAGAAGTATCTTGTGAAATAACTTTGGTAGCTTTTAATTTAGCAGGATCATTATTTAATCCACTTCCACCGCCAAGTTTTCCACCAGCTTTATTAGGATTCATTTGAAGTTTATCATTTCCAACTGGCATTTTTTCTTTTGAGAGTTTTATTTTGCGTAGTTTTGCAATGATAGTTTTTGTTTTTTCGTCGAATTCAACTCCGGTGCTTTTGCCTGCATCAGTGTTTACTTTTACATTACCAGTTCTTTTAACTGAATCTATTACAGCAATTCCTTTTAAATGCGATTCATTAAGAGGTTTAGCTGTTATTGAATTAGTTTTAAGCATTTCATCAATTTTTGCACGAAGTTTAGGATCAGTTTTTGATTGAGCTGTCAATTCAACATATTCTAGAATTTTAGTAGCATCTTCTTTACTGATAGCTCTTCCGAACATATCTTCGGCCCAATTAGCTGTGCCATTAAGATTTTTAGCAATTGATGATGTCCATTCATGCATTCCATTAATAGCTTTTGCTTGAGTACCTACCCAATCATGCATATCATTAATAGCTTTTGCTTTTTCTTCTCCCCATTCGTTAAGTTTATTAACTCCTTTTGAAAGTTGGCTTGTCCATTCGTTAAGACCGTTAAGCATCTTAGCGTTATGATCTACTGATTCAGCAATTGCGTTTGTAGTTTTAGCTACTTTTGAAGTCCAATCTTGTGTAGCGTTTAACACTTTTGCGTTGTGTCCTACAGTTTCGATTATCTTTTTAGTTAATCCATAATGATTGTTGCTCTTTTTTGCAAGAGTGTCCGAGTGAACTGCAACTTCATTAACTGCCTTAGCGATTTCAGATTGCCAGTTCAAAGAATCTTCTTGAATCTTACGAATTTTTTCAATATAGTTTTTAATTTTCGTAAGGTCTTGTGGCGAACCACCAGTTTGAATTTGATCTAACCTTTCATTAATGGCGCTAAGTTCTTTTTTGAAAAATACTGTCCATCTTTGGAAAGCATCTTCATCCATGTGAGCTTCTGGTTTTTCGTTTGCCATGTGATTGTTTTCGTTTATTTTTGTTTTATTAATTGCGGCAGCTTCTTCACGTAATTGAAGATGAGGAAACTTGTCTGTTAAATCGATAATTAAAAGATTTTCGTCATTTTTATAACCTAAATTTTCATTTATGCTGTGTGCTTGACGCGAATTTGAAGATTCGTTTAATTGAGCAATCATCTTATTAATTTCAGCAGTTTGCTTTGGATTTGCACCTTCATTTACTGTGTGCAATTGCGCTGATTCAAAACCTGGTTTAGCAACCAAGTCATAAGTGTAAATTTGTTGAATAGATACGGTTTTATCTTCGTTAACAGTACCAGCTGCTCTTGAAGAAATTGAAAGAGGAACTCCTGCTTCCAATAATGATTTAGCAATTTGTCCTTTTGGAGTGCCATCGATAATTTCAATTCTGCCTTTTACTTGACGAGCAGCTTGATCATACCAAAGTTCAGAGATTCTATGTGAAACACTACCAAGAGCAACTTCAAATCTTTCTGGGTGGTCTAATTCACCAAGAAGGTTGCCATTTGCAATATCCTTTTTCAAATACTCTAAGTGAGGTAAATATTCTTTTTCTTCATATATTCTTCCATTTCTATTTTCAATTCCAAATTCAGCAAATACTCCTTCAAGCATTGTTTTGCCATTTTTTGTAATTTTTTGAAGATTTTGAGAAGAACGTTCAAGAATTAAATAATTGTGTTCTTGCATAATTAACTTTTATTTTTAGTATATATTAAAGGACTAGTTAATAACTATACTACCTAATGCATATGTTTTATAACAGATTTTTAACATCAATATATCCTATGTTGTTATATGGATGCAAAGAAAAGTTTACCAGCCTTACTTTTAAAGCTTATTATTAACTATAAATTAAGAAATGTAAATAGAAATGAAACTATTTACAAAAATGATATATAAATTAAAAGATATTTAAAGTGCAATCAACTAAAAATAAAACAACAATACCAGATTATTGCAAACATGGCGATGCTGTCATGTGGAGTGTTTCTTTTAAAGCAATGTTATTAAAATATGGTAATGATATATACACCAAAAAGTTTTTATTATGCAAATATTGTTTAGATGAGGCTTCATTAAACGATAATCTTATTTATGATTATGATATTCTAATAAAAGATCTATTAAGTATTAAAAAACCTGGCAAAGAATTGATTTATGCAACACATCCAGAATTATATGCGGGAATTTGTAGTTTTACTAAACATCTCCATATCAATAATTGGTTTTTGAGCGTGTATATGTTTAAGAATAATTTGCGAACACTTCCTGTTTGTAAATATTGTGGTCAAGATATTCAAATCGTGTATACTAAAGATGTTGTGCCACAATTTTGCCCTGGTAAGTGTAAAAGCAATTTTTTAAAAGAATCTGGACACTATACACGAATTTTACATGATCATCATGAAAAAGTTAATACAGAATTATATGAAAATAGATATGCTGCATTAAATTATAAAGTTACGTTACAAGGCTCAAACGCGTCAGTGCATGACTATTGCCAACACGGAAACGTTGTTATAAAAAAATGGAATCTTAATAAATTATATGAGCTTCATAGTGACAATCTCAATGAAAAGAAATATTTATTATGTGATCAATGTAAAGAATCCTATATAGATCAATTTGAAAATTTGAATTATGATGAACAATTAAAACTTTTAAATTCCTTAAACACAAAGGGGTCAAATGAAAAAATTATCTATCGAATTTATCCTGAATTATTTAAAGCAATTACTCAATTTTCTAAAAAATATGATGATTTAATATGGAGCGAAAAAGTTTTTTTATTTAAGCACAATTTGTCTACAAAAAATAAATGCTCACATAAAGATTGTAATGAAGAGGTAAATTTTTGTTATTCTAAGACAAATTATAATATGTATTGTGAAAAACATTTAAATTCAATTACTGTCTCATCACAAGAAAATATCATATTTAAGTGGGTACGAACTCACTTTCCAGATGCTAAACAATCATATCGAACCCTTGGTAAAGAACTCGATATTTTTATTCCTTCGAAGAAAATTGGAATTGAGTTCAATGGCCTCTATTGGCATAATGAATTTAATAGAACAAAAGACGAACATTTCAAAAAATGGAAATTGTGTAATGAGAATAATATTTCTCTATTGTATATTTGGGAAGATGATTGGAATTTGAAGCAAAATATCATTAAATCAATTATTAAAGCTAAATTAGGTTTACTTGATATTAAAATTTATGCAAGAAAGTGCACAATAAAAAATGTTTCAAATGATGATAAGACTACATTTCTTAATGAGAATCATTTACAAGGCGCCTGTCCATCTTCAATAAATTTAGGATTATATTATAATGAAGAACTTGTGTCTCTTATGACTTTTGGTAAAAAACGCATGGTTTTGCGTTCAAAATCAGCATCTTTAAAAGATTACGAGCTTCTTCGTTTTTGTAATAAATTAGAAACATCAGTTGTGGGCGGAGCATCTAAATTGTTAACTCACTTTATAAAAATATATGAACCGGGAACAATTTTAAGTTACGCGTCATGTGATATATCAGATGGGAGTTTTTATGAAACTCTTGGATTTATATCTAAGGGGCATACTGGATTGAATTACTGGTGGTATAAAAATAATTTAAAACAACATAGAAGTAATTTTATGAAACATAAATTAGTAAAGGCAGGGTATGATATCAATAAAACAGAAGATGAAATAATGAGAGATCGAGGGTTTGTTAAAATCTGGGGAACCGGAAATATGAAATACGAAAGAACTTTTCCTAAAAATATCATATAAAATAAAAAGATGCAAACTTTTTTACCATTTCCTGATTTTAAAAAATCAGCAGAATCTCTCGATTATAAGAGATTAGGAAAACAGCGTGTCGAAGCACGCCAAATATTGGATGCTATTTTTGGATTGCCTACGAAAAAGGGCCTATCTCAAAGAAAAAGTCTAATTAATCATCCAATAACAAAAATGTGGTGGGATTACCCAGAAGCATTAGGCATGTATATGAATGCCTGCATAGATGAGTGGGTTAAAAGAGGCTATAACAATACAATGAAGAAATTTATAGTTAACGAACCTGAAATGCCAAAGTGGTTAGGATATGAGCCTTTTCATTCTTCTCATCGCTCAAGATTATTACAAAAAGATATTGAATTCTATAGTCAATATGAATGGCAGGATGACATCACGAAGCCCTATCTATGGTTTTCAAATGAAGGTAAATGGATTACTATTAACGCAAAATAATGTATCGAGATGGAAACAGTTTTAGAATGCATGCAAATTGAATATGAAAAACTTGTAAAATTTCAAGAAGAACATCCAATTGAAAGTGTAAGAGTATAGCTTTAGATGAAGAATTTGCAAAAAAATATAATGAAGGAGTAAACTTAAAATTTATCGATATGAAAACAGAATCAGCTCGTTTAAATAAAGATTACACCGAATGGAAGAAACTAAATAATTATTAAAAATGTCACTTGAAATAGAAAAACATAAATGGGAGCCAGATTTCAGAGATGAAACTTGGATAACCGATAAACGTAGACAAGAAGAATTTCAAATCACCTTAAAACAAGGAGAAGATATTGAAATAGAATTCAATTGGGATTATGGATTTGGTGGACGAGGTTCTGAACGAACGTCAATTCCAGTTCAACTATTAAAAGATTTGTTAGCAGAATTGAATATGTAAACACACAAAAAAGACTCTTTTAAGAGTCTTTTTTTTTGCAATAAAAATTGTTTAGCTTGATAGTTCATCATTCCATCCTAAACTTTTGCTTATCTCAGGAGTAAATCCACCAAAATGTGTAAATAATCTTTCTATAAATGCCTTACTTGTGGGCAAATCATTTCGAAAATAAATTTGCGCGCCCGGAGGAGATTTACGCCAAATATAACACATTGTATAATGATCCATCTCCTTAATTTTTTTAAGGGCTATGTTAATTTCTTGTTGAGTATATTCCATTTTATTTAATTAAAATTCTACCTGAAATAAATTTTGTCATTCTTGCTTTCCACTTGCCCGTTTGATGTAAAATTAATACACTATCTTCGTAGTAAAAATCTTCCACATCTCCACTTTCAACTAATGTATCATTACTAAGCGTGCCAGTTCCCGTAAAAACAAATACCCATTTATTTGTTTTGCCATTACAAAAACCATCCTGTGTAGATACCGCTCTAATAGAATAAGTATTATTTGTGAAATACATATTTGTCCACATTTTCGGAACAAAAAACCAATATGCAGTTAAATACTCAGAATTAATTTGTTCAATTTGACGATAATCATTATCTCTATGAATTACATCAGTGTTAAGATTATAATCAATTGGGCCATGCCATTCTCCTATATAACTAGAAGTTGAAACAGTCTGCACATTAGTAATTGGCTCTTTGGCACAACTTGAGAATAAAAGAGCTAAACAAATGATAAAAAATATATTTTTCATAAAAAATTCTGAGCTTGTTTGATTAAATCAGGATTTGTTTGGTTTTCATTGCGAAAAGAAGTTATTAGGTCGAAGCCTTTCCTAAGTATTTTACGATTATTATCTGCATTATATTTTTTCTGTTTCTATTTGATTGATATAACTTTTATTTGACGGAAAAAAATATTTTTGCTATAATGTTATGGATAATGGAAGCCTATATAGATTATCAGTAAAATATAGTGTATTACCATTTCTTATTTGTATATCGATTGAATATCCACAAGTATGTCCTACTACTTGATTAATTCCCGGATAAGGTTCTCTAAGTAATTCAGATTTATCTGCCCATACAATGCTCCCTGATAAATAATATCCATTGCGAGCTCTACCTATTTCCCATAAAAGATCATTATCATCTTTAATATAATTGAGCAATTCATGTAATGGAAGAATTGAAAAATCAACATCCTTTAAAAGTCTGTGTAATTTACTATTTTCGTCTTCTATTTCCCATAGAATACTTTTATAAAAACTTTTGGTTAACCCAGCATGTGTAAATAGCGTGTATTTTCCATCTTCGTTTGTATATCCCCAGGCTAAATCAAATAAACTCCAATTTTTTTGAAATACTTGATAATAATCGAATGCCGCAAGAGGATCGAATCCCGAAGTTCCCATTTCATTGAAAACATAAGCAAAATCATGATTACCTAAAAGTAGAGTAACTAATTTAGGGTGCATCCGTTTTAAAAGAATAATTTGCTTTAAATTAGCTATGCATTCATTAGATGTAATATCATATCCATCTGCATAATCACCAAGAAATATGATTTTTTTCCCTGCTAAAATTGCTGCATCTGCTGGAATTTTCCAAGATTTTTCTCCATGTACATCAGGTATTATTAGTATATTTATCATAGTGCAAATATAACAACAAATTCCGATAGAAAAAAATCTACGGGAATTTATGTAAGATACCGACTTTAATTATTTTTAAATGAGGTAACTAAATTATCAGAACTATAAGTTGATTTATTATTACTGACAACTTTAATCCTCCAGTGGTAATCCTGTAATGTAAAACTCTTAACTGCTGAGTAGCCTTCCCCTTCACTATTAATAGCATATGCTTGGTAGAAGTATGTGCCAGGAGTTAATCCCATAAGTATCGCATTAAAGGTTGTTGTAGTCTCACCACTTGTTAAAGTGTTAGTGAGTGCATCGAATGCTGTACCCCATTTAAAGCCACGACTTATGATAGGTTTGCCACCGTCGTTAAGTACATAGCCTACTAATTGTATTGCCAATTCGCTATATTCGGTGTTCATTGTGTCAACAGTTGGTATTGCAAAGAAATTCAATGCAATAGGAATATCAGTTTGTACCACGGAAGATGGTGATGACCACAAAAACATGTAGAATTTGCCTGATGGTGCCAACAATATTTCGTTAGGGGTAGATGTCAATTCTGCACCTAAGTAAGTATATTTAATGCAAGCTAATGTCCTTTTTGCTATTGGTTCTGTTGGTGACCAAGCATCAACATTTGTAATGTCTATGACATGTGTCCTTTGATTTGTACGTATGTCAAACAAATAATTACCGAAAACCAAGGTTCCGTATGATTGAATTGTAGGTGGATTATCAGTAGAATGCCCTTTAGGCAAGCCTGTCAATGCTAAATCTGATTTACGAACAGCACTTATACTCCATCCGTAACCAAATGTTCTTATGTCAGCACCTGCTTGTACTTCAACACCCATATACAAATGTGTACCTGTTTGGCTCATGTCATCAGTTGCTTTAGGTATTGATATCCATGAATCAGCAAGCATTGTTGCTTTGTTGACTTTATGCAATTCATGCATTGATTTGTTCAAAGTTACAGCGTAACCGCTGTTATCTGTTAATAAGTTTCCTCTTGTCGTGAATGCTAAGTATATGAATTGATCATCTGCACATGCCGAGTGGATATACCCTTTACAATCATCAGGATAGCCACCTAAGATATGACCACCTTGCGAATTATGATCATAAGAACCTATCACAGTATAGGCAAATGATCCATAAGTATTGAACTTCGTATCAATCGCAATAAAGTCTGCAGGATCAACCTTTATAGTGTGTGCTTGGTAAGTTATATACAGATATGCTCCGTCCGTGAAAATAGGTGCACCTTTATTATAGGGTCCTAGTGAAAAAACTTTGTAATCATTTGTAGAGGTATTAAATTGAATCAGAGAACATCCACTAACACTGCCACTTTCATCACTAGCTGATAAAGCATAAAGGTATCCGCCAAGCTCAATAATTTGATCCATGTCGCTTGATTTTCCTACGCCTTCGGATGTAATCCAGATAGGATAGTTAACAAATGCTGCTAGATTTGCTAATGGCGCTTTTACAATGCATCCAGGCTGCGTAGGAAATTGCTTATTCCTTGTACTTCCGTAAACATAACCATTGTATATGCAACTTCCGTGTACAAGGTTAGCATCAACAGTTCCTGCTAGTGCTGTTTGACTATCTACCGCAACAGTTGTTTCGGTGTAAGCTGCATTCATGCAATAATGCTGATATGTTGTAGTATTTGCATAATACTTAACACCTGAATCAAGCCAATAAGCCTTCAATGTGTACAAGCCATCTTTGGCATCATCCAAAGTAACGTTGTTTGACAGAACACCAGTAACATCGTATATTATGGTTCCATCTAATGATACTTCTAAACCGTACACATCAAATTCCCAGGTTGTTGAAAGCAATGCAGTTATAGAAGATGGCGAGTTCCTTGTTACAGATTGTACGTTAAGTGATCGCATATCTGATTCAAAGGCATACACTGGATTGTTACGTAAAACAGGGCCATCAGAGCCCATCGCCCAAATGGTAGCGAAGTCCCAAGTATTGAAATTGGCTGTGTCAACAAATTGTGCTGATGTTAAACCTACTTGCTGACCAGCAATGTCTTTTGGCGTTATGCTTGTTATCTTAGTTTTGTTGTAATAGTTATTTGCTAAGTATGTTGCACTGTTAGCACTTTCAGGTTGCAAAATTGTCCGATTGTCATTTGCTGGCGTGTTGACATTTCCAGATGAAAAACACCTGTTAACGTGTAACGTTGGAATGACACCAAATGTGTAGCCAGCTTTGCCTAACAAAGTTGCACCTCTGTTGACTGCTAAATTACCTTTGAAATATGAATCTTGAACAGATGAAATGTTAGCAACATTTGTCAGGTAATTGAATAAGCCATGCGTTGCATTAGCATCTGTAGCATAAGTTATCTCGGCATTCACTAAAGCAAAACTTTCTTTGACCAGAACATTCGGACCAAGATTGTTGACTAAATACGACGAGTTAATCTGTGTTGTGCTTATGACAGATGGTATTATGTTTTGGCAATAACTCATATTGCCATTAAGCGTGCCAATAATTGCAACGTTAGGGCCACCAATTGTAACTAAGTTTGTCCTAAGAACTTTGATATGCTCGACTAAACAATTGACAGTACCAGGAAATGTTCCGATTATGCTGCCTTCAATGGCAATATTATTTACAACACATGAAGCAGCCAACGTATCTGACGAATTAACAAATGCTGTTAATGCATTAGCAGTGCCTGTTATTAGAACATGTATGTTGCTTAATGTTATATTTGCAAGTGTGCGATTTTGTGTATACAATACAAAGTTGTTAGTTTGCGTTGCATGCTTGCGATTATACCGTATAGTTATGTTCTTCAGATAAGTTCCATCTTTGATTGCAAAGCCACCATTTCCGATTGGCAGATTCAGTAAGCCAAAGCCATTGCCATCCAAATTTGCATTGAAATAATATGGTGCAAATGTAGCTTCTGCCGCGTAATCAATGTCATTCATCATTTTGTAGTACGTACCGAAGGTACATGTTACAACCCAGGTATCATTTAATGTATGTCCAACTAATGCAGTATGCCTGATCTTCAAACCAGTGGCAATTGTTATGTCAGCACCTGTGATAGCTACAATTGTTTCAGCACCTGCGCCTTTCTTCCATGCAAATAAGTCAACAATTGATTGTACACTGATTGTGCAACCTGAACCATTTCCTGTAACATTTGTCGTGGCTTTGTTATCACCAACAGTGTAGCCAGCGCCAGCAGATGTCAAAGTGTAAGCAATAACACTACTTCCTGCAACTTGTGTTACAGTACATAATGCAAGTGTGCTTCCTCCGTTTATTGTGAAAGTATCGCCAACGACGTATCCAGTGCCATTATCGTACTTAGCGTGTGTTTTTATGGATGCCGCTGCACTTATTCTGAATGTAAAGTCGACATTAGCAGTGTCAGTTCCAGTGTATGCGCCGCTTGAGACTGCATCGTTCAATCCTGAACCAGTGAACACTGGGTCTTTGATTAATGCACCTAACGCCATAGTCTTAAATTGGGCTAACGTGGTTATTTGATAAGGGTCGCCAATTGTTCCTGCTCCTAATCCTGTAAATACAGCCATAATAGTAGTTTAAATTAGTTTAAAGAAAGCAAAGCAGTAACTATTTTGATTCCATTGATAGGAGATTCATTAACAACAACCTCTGAGCCATAAGCAGTAGTAAGACCATATTCAATACTTACAACTGCTGGTTTATTTTTGGTGTCGATAATTGCTGAAACATTAAAAGAAAATGTTGTTTCAGGAGTAATAGTAACATTATATATCAATGGTGATAAGTTCAAAAGAGATCCAAATTGAACTCTTTGCTCCATTGCCATTCCTAATTCTCTAGTGATACTCATAGTTTAAACTAATATTCTTATGTAATTTACTGAAACATCTGTTCCGTTAAGCCAAACACGTTTAACACGAAACTCTGATACTTGACCTGCTAGAAATGAATCACTGTCAACATCACCTAATACTGTTGTATATTTTATAGTTCCAG